ACAGAGAGTGGCAAGACAGACGTGTTAAAGTGCTATAAGTCTTTTGCGAAGATTAACTCTTCAGGTGGAAAGTTTATAGCAGTTGGCACTAAGTATAGTGAAGATGATCTCTACACTAAGATGCTAGACATAGAATATAAAGTGAAGGGTGTAAGCTATAAGCGTTGGGATAAGTTTGAAAGAGTTGTAGAAGATTCATACAGACGTACTGGAGATGGTACTTATGTATGGCCTAAACAACAAATGCCTAATGGTGAGTGGTATGGGTTTGATGAAGAAGAACTAGCTATTAAGAAAGCTGATGCTTTGATTGATGGTGATTTAGGTTTATTCTATGGTCAGTATTATAATGACCCTTCAGATGAATCAACTCACGTTATTAAGAATAGTAACTTCAAATATATAGATCCTAAACATCTAGACAAGGTTGGAAACAACTGGATGTATAAGGACAACAAGTTAAAGCTTACTGCTGCTGCTGACTTAGCTTGGACAGATAGTTCAAGTAAGAATGCTAAAAGACGAGATTTCACAGCAGTAACAGTTGTTGGTATAGATGAAGAAGGGTTTGTATATGTACTAGCCCTAGAAAGATTTCAAACAGATAAACCAGAAGTGTATTACGAGAAGATTATAGAGCTACATGAATATTGGGAATTTAAGAAGATATTCGTAGAAACTAACTCAGCAGGTAAGTTCATTAAGAACTTCCTCGTAGATGAGGTCAGACGTAATGGTGGAAGACTCGAAGTCGAAGGGAAAACACATACCTCCCATGATGGAAAGAAAGAAGAGCGAGTTGCACAAGTATTACACCACAGGTATAGGAATGGTACAATTTATCACACCAAAGGTGGTTACACCAAGATGCTGGAAGAAGAATTAAAACTAGCTAAACCACCACATGACGATTTAAAAGATGTTCTCTCTATAGCGGTAGCTGAATGTATAGCACCTCTAAAGAAGAGAGGACAAGAAAAAAGAAACCACAATGTAGTGCCAATCAGTAGATTTGGTGGACGGAGAAGACGTTAATATGAGTGGAGAATCACTTACAGCATTAGGTGGGTTTACTACCTCTGAAGAGAAAGCAGATACTATTATTACTACGTTTACTAAGTGGGACTCTAGTAAGCAACCTGCTATCGAGAAGTGGAGAGAAGTAGAGAGCTATCGTTATGCAACAGACACAAGTTCATTGCCTAGTGGTAGTGCATTTACTCATTCAACTCACATGCCAGTTGTATCAGCTATAGCTCAAGACTTAGAAGCTATACTAATGCAAGTTGTTATGCCTCACGAAGATTGGTTTACATTTGAGCCTAGTGATGCTGAAGCAGCAAGAGCAGTACAACGTAAGACAATAGTTAGCTACCTAAAGAACAGACATGCTCTCAATGGCTATACAGGGACGGTAGACAAGCTTAGGAGTGACTTAGTATCCTATGGTATATGTTTCTCTCAAGTAAGCCATGTAGACCGCTCAGTAGGCGACAGACAAGGATATATAGGACCAGTAGTAAATAGAATTAGTCCTTATGATATTGTATTCGATCCTACTGCTGCTAGATTTGAAGACTCTCCTAAAATAATAAGAGAGATAGTTTCTCTAGGTGAACTTCATAGAAGAGGTCTTAAAGGTGAGTTTGATAATGATAAGGTTACAGAGTTACTAACACAGAGAAGACATGCTGCTAGTTCAGATAGTGGTGAAGATAAGAATGAACAATATGTCCCTATGGGATTTGATACATATCAATCTTACCTAACAGGTGGGTTTGTAGAACTACTTTGGTTCTATGGTGATGTGTATGATGCAGATAATAATATATTACATGAATCTAAGATGATTGTAGTAGCTGATTCTTCTTTCACTCTATTAGAAGAAGATATTAAAACAGCTACAGGTAAGCCACATATCTACAGAAGTGTATGGCAAGAACTCCCTGATAACTTATGGGGTATGGGTCCGTTAGAGAATATAGTAGGACTCAACTACCAAGTTAACCACAGAGAGAATGCTAAGAGTGAAGCTCTAGACAGACTTATATATCCTGATAAAGTGTATGTAGGTGATGTAGAAGAGATGTATGATGATGAAACTGACACAGTTACTTATCTAGCACCTGAAGGTGGAGGAGTTAATGAGCTAGCTATTAATACACAGTTCTTTAGTTTTGATCTCCAGATAGATAGACTTACACACTCAGCACGAGCAGCAGCACGTCTACCGAGCGATCTAACGGGTTTTAGAAGTCAAGGTGAGAAAACCCTAGGGGAAGTAGCTGCGTTGACTGAAGGGGGCATGAGGGGCTTTGTAGACAAGGCTGCTAACTTCGAGAGAACATCATTAGAACAACATTTAAAGGCAGAGATAGAATTAGCTCATACTCACTTTGGTACAGCGTTTAGTGTTCCTAATAAAAGTGAAGCTGGATTCATTGAGATGCTTAATGTAACAAAAGAAGACTTAGCTGTTAATGGTTTGTTAATACCTAGAGGAGCTAAGAGGTTTGCTAGAAAGAATCAGATGTTAGCTACCCTGACTCAAGTAAGTGCTACTCCGTTATTCCAGATAGCTCTACCTCATACTTCAGCAGTAGGTGTTTCTAATATGTTAGCTGAGTTATTAGAGGTACAAGATGAAGGTATCTTTGAAGAGAATGCTCAGATAATAGAAGCAACAGAACAACAACAGATGATGGATCAAGCAGAACAGTCTAATGCTATAGCTGCTAGTCAAGCTGGTATAGAAGAGACAATGTTAGATCAGGAGATACAGAACCTTGAGTAAGATTAGAGTACCTAGTTTTCTAACTAAACTAGATAAAGAAGAGAAAGTAGAGATGATTAAACAATGGTCAACTCTTAAAGGATACAGATGTATTGATCTAATGAAAGAACATCTAGAAGATGAACTAGAAAGATTAATACAAGAAGATGAGAAGGCAAGTCCTGTGACTTGGTTTCAAAGTAAATGGGGTAAAGCTAAACGTCTAGGACGTAGAGAACAACTCCGAACAACAATAAAAGACCTGACCTAGGTTTTAAGGATATAAAGAAATGAGTTTTACAGATCAACCTGCTGACCAAGCAACCCCGAATGTACCAGCCGACCAGCCATTAACATTCAATGTAGGAGAGAGAACCTTTGATACTGATTCAGCAATAACTAAGATACAAGCTGCTGATGAACATATCGCTAGACTAGAAGCAGAGAATGCTGAATACAAATCCAAGGTGGAACAAAGTACTAGTATAGATGAAGCTTTAGCTCAACTACGAGAGAAGAACGCAGCACCTCAGAATAGCCAACCTACACCAGATACCACTGGAGTTAGCGAGGAACAGATTGGAGCGATTGCGAATAAACAGATTGCAGAATTCTTAGCAGCAAAGCAAGTTGAAGAACATGCTTCAGCAGCAGAAGCTTTAGCTAAGAGAACTTACATGGAAACTGGAGAACAGTTAAAAGCTATTTATGGAGATAAGACTGACGAGGCTATAGCTACTAAAGCTGCTGAGTTAGGTGTACCATCGAAAGAGCTATTCGATATGGCTACTAATCCTACAACAGCTAAACTACTTCTACAAACTATGAAAGCTAACCCTGCACCTTCACAACCAACACCTTCTGGTGGATATAACTCGGCTCACGTTAGTAGTCAACAAAGCGAAAGCTTTATTGATTACAGTAAGCCGATAACTTCAAGTACCATAACTGCTGCTCTTAAACAAGCTGGTGGCGGGTACAACTAAACTATTTTAAGGAATTATAATGGCTCAAACTACAACGAATAGTGCCAATATTATCAAGCAACAAATCTATGGAGAGATGTTACAAGAGTCTTTCAAAGATAATATACTTGGTCTTATAGGTATGAACGATCTAACTTCAGAGTTCCCAGTAGGCGATACTTTTAATGTAGATCAAATTGGTCAAGCAACTCTTTCTGATTATACAGAAAATACAGACATTGACTATTCTGCAATTGATACTTCTCGTATCACTCTTGCTTTAACTGATTACGTACAAGATGGTTTCTATGTAACAGATAAATTAAAGCTTGATGCTGGTGGTCGTGCTGATCGTCTATGGTCAACTCGTGTTAAAGAAAGCTCTTATGCTTTTGGTAAGCGCATGGAAGCTGACTTGTATGCTGCTGCAAACGCAACTCAAACAGCTGCAGGTACTAACTCAATTAACGGTCAACCTCATCGTATAGCTCTAGCAACTACTTATACTGCTCAGAACTTTGTTGATGCTGTTGCTGATTGTAAGTTATCTTTCGATAAAGCTAATGTACCTGAATCAGGTCGTATCTTAATCGTTGATGCTAAGACAGAGAACAAGCTAAACAAACTAGCTACTGGTGCAGTACTTGTTGCTGACAGTCCTCGTTTTGAAGGTTTACTAGAAACTGGTTTTGCTAAGTCACACCGTTTCATTCGTAACATTCATGGCTTTGATGTATTTGTATCAAACTTACTTCCTGTATCTACTGCTAGTGAGACTGTTGATTCAGTTGCTACATTAGCTGGTTCAGAAGTTTGTATTGCTATGTGCGTTGCTGATGAAGATTGTAAGCCTATGATGGGTGTTATCCGTCAACAGCCTACTGCTGCTTTTGAACGTCAAGAAGAAAAGAAGCGTGATGCTTGGTCATCTACTTCTTACTGGGGATTTGCGTTGTATAGACCTGAATCATTAATTTGTCTAATCACTGATAATTCATAGGAGAATTGACATGGCTTTAGAAAGCGTAGGTGGACGACAGACATTCTTTGGTGCTTTACCGACAAAGAATAAATTTGGTGGTGAGTTGGCTTCATCTGGACAAAAGAAAGAATTAAAATTCCCTTTTTCCTATGATGACCTTCCTGCTGTAGATGCAGATAATGAAATGTTAGCAGTATTACCTGCTGGCGCTATGATTACTGCTGCTTATATCAAAGTAGATACTGCAATGGCTGGTTCTTCTGGTACTCTTACCATTGGAACATATGAAGCTGATGGTGGTGGTGCTATTGATCTAGATGGTATTGACGTAGCTGTAGCTCAAGCTGCTCTGATTGCTAACACAACTATTGTTTGTGATGGCGCTCAGATTGGTGGTGGTATTGTTCTAGCTGAACGTGCTGCTATCGTAGCTGTAACTGGTGGTACTGTTTCTGCTGGTGAGTTTACTTTGTATGTTGAATACACTGTATAACTAGTAAGACCGAAAGGGGAGAGAGTTATTTCTCTCTTCTTTCACTTATTTTAAATATTTACTTGACAATTTCGTAAAAGGTATCCATAATGAGAGTATATAGATAATGAAACTTACATTACTACAAGTAATAAATTATTATATGGATCATACTGATGGATTCCGTATATCAACAATAGACGATGGTATAGAAGCACAGCAAGTAGCATCTATAGCAGAGAAAGTATTCTACGATTTAAACAACGATGTATTCGGTAACACTCAGTTACAATCATTAGTACAGCTAGAATCTCTAGCAGACAATACTAAACCTAATTATTTAAAACTCCCTGATGATGCAGCAGATATACTACATGATGCTGTTATGTATAACATCTCTAAAGATATAACAGAAATAGAGATGAATGAGATTAAGTATTTAACTCCTCTTGAATTCCTAGACTTTATAGGTACAAGAAAGGTTAAGACAACTAATCAGGTAGTAACAGACTTCGGTGGTTATAAAATGACCATTGATAATAACAAAGCTCCTCAGTACTTCACATCATTTGATGATTCATATTTAGTATTTGATTCATACAACTCAGCAGTAGATGATACTCTTCAATCAAGTAAGAGTGGAATAGTTACACATCTACAGAGAACATTCACTCCGTCTGATACTTACATAATAGACTTCCCTGAATGGTTTCATCAGACATACTTAAACACTGTTATGTCAGAAGCTAGTGCAGCATTAAGAGAAGAACCTTTACCATCTATAGCTAGACTATCTAGACTTGGTATTGTAAGAGCTAGAAAGAAACAAAGAATCGGTCAAAGAATAACAGCAAAAGATTACGGTAGACATTAATGTATAAAGAAACAATTGTAGGAAAGACTAAAGCAGGAAAAGAACTAGCTTACAGCGTTAAGCCTAATCACTCTCTCTACACTATTCACTTTACTACGGGTGGACAAATACCAGAAGTATTAAGTGGGTATTGGAATGATCAGAGACAGATAGTACAGGCTATAACTAGCTACTTGAATAAAGATAAGCTATGTAAACCAGATCAAGAAAAGAAAGATTATAAGAAAAGTATATCAGCTTCAAAGAAAAGACCTAACAAATTAAAGCATAAAGAGAGTAAGTAATGGGTAGAGCCAGAGGAGATAAAGAGTACGTCTTACCTTATCAAGGTATGAATACAGAAGCTAACTTGCTTCATTTCCCTACAGAGTTCTCTCCCTCTCTCCTTAATATGGAGATAGACTTTAACCCTCAGATGGTAAGACCTAGAAAGGGTTTAGCTAAATCTGACTTAGAAAGATTAGCTGATACAAGAAATGCTAGTGACCATGCTGTTGCTATTACTTCTTACTTATGGGAAGGGGTAGGTCAAGATCCTTCTCTAGACTATGTAGTTGTACAAGTAGCAGAGTTCTTATACTTCTTTAATGCTGACAGTCTAGGTAATCCTACTACAGCAGTACACACAGAAAGATATGATTTAACTGGTGCATTGTCTGGTACAGATAAAGGTACAGCAGCTTTACTAGAGCCTACAAGAGTTGTAATGGCTAATGTTAAAGGTAAGCTGTTAGTTACTTCAGAACAGATAGACCCCGTAGTAATAGCGTGGGACGCTGATACATCTACTTTAGATCCTGTAATACTTAAACTAAACATAAGAGATATGTTTGGTATAGAAGATGGATTAGAAGTAGACGAGAACCCTGCTACTCTTCTAGACGACCACAAGTACAATCTGTATAACCAAGGTTGGTACAAGCAGAGAAGATTAACTACGGGTAGTAAGACAGAATCAGATCCAATAGCAGAGTATGCAGCGCAGAATACTACTTACCCTTCTAATGCAGATATTGTATGGGTAGGAATGGTAGAAGATACAGGTGATCTAATCTTTGATGCTGAGTGGTTAAAAGATCAAACCTTTGGTTCATCTCCAGCAGCTAGAGGGCATTACATAGTTGATGCGTTCAATATAGATAGGAATACAATATTAGGTACGCCTAGTAGCTCTGGCATGACCTCTGGTGGCTCTTCAGGAGCAGGTGGTGGTGCTGGTGGTAAGATTGGTGGTGGTGTCGGTGACGCTCCCGTATCGCTTCCATAAGGACAATAGATGGCTTTAACAAACCCAATAGAAGTAACTGATGAAAGACCTACATGTTGTGGCTATGCTGCTGGTAGAGTCTTTTATGGTATGAAGAACTCAGTTTATTACTCACAGCTAATGGAAGGTGAGAACGTTGACTTCTTGAATAGATGTTACTCTAAGAATGACCCAACAGCAGAACAGCTATCTGA